AACAATGGCTTTGCACAAAAAAGTTATTACTCTTTATTATTGAGAAATGAGTTGTATGATATTTATAATGGAAACTATTAATTATGCCAGAAGGAGAAAATAAACCAGCAGTAGTAGGATTATCAGGAATCAAAGAAAGTTCAAGCAACTCTTCTCCTGGTGTAACAAAGAATCCACTAATATCACATTTGTGTATTGATTCTTTAAATTATAGAATTGAGCAGGAAGAGTTTTCTGCAAGGATCTATTTGGCGATGTCGATGTGGCTGAATAACAATGGATTCATGGGGGCTGCTAAATTGTGGAAGAGATATTCTGATGAAGAAATGGAACATGCCAATTGGTCAAGAACATATCTTCTTTCTTTTGGAGTTACACCATGTACACCTGCTTTAAAGCAACCAGAAGAATCCTTTGGTGGATTACCTCAAATTATAAAGAAGTCATTTGATCATGAAGTAGAAGTGAGTACTCAGATAAAGAAAATGGCTACTGATGCAATGAGAATTGGAGATCACATTCTTTATGAATTGTGTTTGAAATATTTAAAAGAACAAGTTGAAGAGCATGACAAAATGCAAACTTGGACTGACAAGTTAACTGCCTTTGGAACTGAAGGATCGGCTCTTCGATTGTTGGACAATGAAATGGGTGAATAATGGAACAAATGAATGACGGAACCCTTTGGTTTGTGATTGGGATAGCTGGATTTATTATTGTACTTTCTTTTTCTATTATTGGATTTTTTTTAAACAGAATGGTATCTGATTTAAAACAAGTTGTTGATGAGAACGGAAAGAACAAAGGAAGAATTGAATTAGTTGAACAGCAACAAATAAATGACACAAAAAGAATTGAAGCAATGACTCAATTGGAATTAAGAGTCATGAGTGAAAATGTTGGAGAACTCTCCAAGAATGTAAATGTATTAGTAATTGCACTTGCAAAAAAAGGAATAAATACACCATGAAACATTTGCTTGAATATTTTAGAAGACTAACACTTGGAGGAAACAAAGAATCTTCTAAAAGGTTCCTTGCTGTTTATATTGGATTTCCATTAGTAACATACGTTGTTGTTCGGTTTACTACTGTTGAGAATATGGAAATGGTTTTAGCTCAGTTGCTCACATTTGTAATATCACTTTTAGGAATTGCTTCTTATGAAAATCATAAAAGCATCAACAAAGGATTAGAAGAAACTAAACCAAAAGATGATGAATCTACAGAATCTTAAACCAGGAGATATTCTAATCTGCACAGGACACAGGTTCTTGAGTAGGATCATAATGAAGGTCACTAGATCTCGTTTTTCTCATGCTGCACTTTACATTGAACAATGGGGAATTCCTTCTGTGATGGATGCTCAAAACGATGGGATTAATAGCCGACCTTTTCTTGCTTGGGATAATAAATATCAATATGACATTCGCGTGTTTCGCCATCCTGAAGGTGTTATTGAAAAAGCGATATGCATGAGAGCTGCTACAAAGACAGGTGTTACTGCATACGATTTCGTTTCCTTTATTCTTCGTTATCCAATAAAACTTATCACTGGGAAATGGAGACAAAAAAAGAATTTTGATTCAGCCATGACTTGCTCTGAGTTTGTTGCCTGGGTTTATGGCGTTGAAAAACCATATACATTTACACCAGAAGATTTGTATAACTGGTGCTTAATGAATAAGTTTGTTGAAATAGAAATCTAATTCACATGTCATGAGAAGGATGAGTCACGGAAAAAAACAGAACTTAAATTTAATATTGACATTAGCACTTAGTATCATGTGCTTTTTCTTGTTAATGAAACCAGACAAACAGATATTCCCTACCTCAACTCAAAAAGTTATTGAGCGAAGAATCGAAGGAAAAGAAACTCAGATCCAAACCTGGACCAAAACTATTGGGAATGAAAAGAATATCATCAATAAGATTTCATTACTCCAGGAAGACTTTGAAGCAAAGCTTTTAGAAGTAAAAAATTCTAGGGATACATTTAAAATAGTTCCTTATCAGGATACGCTAATACATGTTCTTTATGAAAAGGTTGATCACTTGACTAATCTATCTACCTTTCAAGATAGTGTAATTGTTGCACAACGCTACATCATTAATTCTAAGGACACAATTATAACCACTCAGGATTTTAATATCAAGAAAATAAAAGGCCAACGCAATTGGTCTTTATTAGCAAATGGAATATTAACTGGATTATTAATAATTAAGTGATGACAAAAGAAGCAATAGAAATCGCTGTAGGACTAAAGGGATATGTTTGGTTTGGCGATAAAGAAAACAAGGGATTTGATGTTAACGTTGTAGGCGTTCGTAACATGCTTCCAGGAAGAAAGGTTACAAACATTTTTGATGATAAGCTTACGCTTTCTTATAAGAATGAAAATGGTGTTTGGCAATTCCATTCATGGGATATCACAACTGATCCAGGAACCAAAGCAATGAAAGAGTTCCATAACCCTGCAGGTGTATTCAGATTAATTCCAGGACAATACAGAGGTATGTGGGCAATTGGTCTTCACCAAGGAAAATACGAAGCTATGCGTCAAGTGAAGCCTTGTAAAGGATGGAGAGACAAAAATAAGGATATGGTCTTTGATGAAACTCTAGTTGTGGAAGGGGTGTTCGGAATCAATGGTCACAGATCCAATCCAAAAACTCAATCTGAATATGTTGAGAACTGGTCCGAAGGATGTCAAGTATTCAAAAGATTAAAAGACTTTTTAGAATTTATGGTTATCATGAACAAAGCAAAGGCTATTCATGGAAACTCATTTACATATACATTGCTTGAGTCAACGGATGTCAAGTAAAACAAAAGAAAAACAGATGAAAAGATTTACAGATACAGAGGTTGGAGAATTCCTCTATAAGCATTACCCAAATATTTTCCATGAAATAACGTGTTCGTTTAATGGTGTTCTTCCTTCTACAGAATTAATCAAGAAGGTTTGGAATAATAATGAAACGACTACTACATTTAATGAGAAGATGACTTTTGAGCAGTTGATGGTTTTTTATAATCCAGAAGAATGTGAAACAAAGACAATGCTAAGAAAAGAGAATTCTAAAACTATTGAAGAGATAGTTTTTGTTACTACAATAAAAATAGTTCTTTGTTTATTGGCACTAATTGGTTTAGGATACATAATCAACTACATAGTTAAATAATGTATGTTAATACTAAATTATTTTCTCCTGTAATAATCGACGGTTTTACAAGAGCGAATCCATTATCCTATGAGTACAGGGAGTGGTGGCATGAGCAGAAACGGAGATGTCTTGAGGGATATACTGTTGGCGGTGTTTATATTCCTGGTGACTATTATTGGTATTTGAATTTCTGGAAAATCAGAGGTAAGGATCCTAAGACCGGCAGAAAAACTTTAATTGCCCCAAGATTCGTAGATATGGATCTTGAATATTTTCTTGCTGTTGAGAAAGCTAGGAATGCAGGAAAACATCTTGTTGTGGTTAAAGCACGTCAAAAGGGTTTCTCTGAAAAACATGCCGCTCTTCTTGGAAAGGAATTTACATTCTTCCCACACTCTCAATCAATCATTACTGCAGGTGAAGAGAAATACTCTAATGCAACAATGAGAATGTGTATTCGTGGATTGAATGCGTTAAAGGATACTGAGTTCTATAAAAGAAGATTGCCGGATACTCTTGAGTATGTCCAGGCAAAATACAAAGTAATCGAAAATTTCATTCCTGCTTGGAAAGGTATTCATAGTGAGATCTACAATATGACCTCTAAGAATAACGCTCAAGCAACCATTGGTAAATCACCATCACTTATTGTTTTTGAAGAAGCAGGTAAGTTCCCTGGATTAATTGATTCGTTTAAATACATTCAACCAGCACTTGAAGCTGAAGGAGGAGAGAAGACAGGTTTCGCTATTATAGTTGGAACTGGAGGAGACATGGAGAAGGGAGCCGCGGAACTAGAACAGATGTTCTACAATCCTGAAGCTTACGACATGATGTCTTACAAAAATGAATACGAAGATGATGGAGGAGAAGAAGGTATTGGATACTTTGTTCCTGCATGGAAATTCAAAATGGTTGATGACCAGGGTAATTCATTAAAGGAAGAAAGTATTAACTACATCGGAACCAAAAGAGAAACTGCTCGAACATCAAAGAAGGCTCAAGATTTTATCAACGCGATAACTCAGGATCCACTTGTTCCAAGTGAAGCATTCATGCGTACAGGAGGAAACATGTTTAACGCAGCGATACTTAATACTCAGTATGCAAGACTTAGAAATGAGAAGGCATTAACTGACATGGCTGACAGAGGAAGGCTTGAATGGGTTAAAGATGATCTTGGCAAAATATCTGGCGTAAGATTTATTCATGACGAGAATGGAGCACTACTTATTTTTGAACATCCAGACCTTGATGAAAATGATGAAGTGTATTTGAATCTTTATGTAGCCGGAACTGACTCCTATGATAAAGACGAGGCAAACACTTCTGATTCGAAAGGATCTTGTTCTATTTACAAAATGTTTAAAGACAGCAACTCTACATCAAACATGTTCGCGGCAAGGTACACTGATCGTCCTGCAACAGCAGATAAGTTTTATGAGGAAACAGCAAAGCTTTGTGTTTATTATAAATCTCCAAATCTTATAGAATGGTCAAACATTGGTATATTTAACTGGTATAAGAACAATGGATTTGAGGGTTACTTAAAGGAACGTCCTGCTATTGCTTATGCAAACGTAAAAGACAGCAAGGTAAATAATAAGTATGGAGTGGATCCAGGAACAAAGCTTGAGTGGTTGATCATGTACAGAGATTACATTGAACAGTATTCTGAAATCATGTATGACGCATACCAAATAGACCGTGCCATTAAATTTAAGAACGACAGGAATTATAACTGTGACGTTACAATATCATCTTCATTGGCAGTTTGTCATGCGAGAGACAATATAAACATTAGGATTAACCAAAACCAAGGAGCGACAGTAAAGGAAGAATTTTTTCATTATAAATCGAATCAAGGAAGAATACAACAACATTATTAATTATGGCTTTACCAAATCAAAATATCCCAGAGAGCGAAAAGAATCTTGAATGGATGAAGAGATGTGCAGCGTCAATCGCTAAAATGTCTTTTACTAATCGACTTGCAAAAGCCAAGGATAAATTTTGTTATGACCTTTACAATGGAGTTCAGAATGAAGGTGACTTTGATTATTTGAGAAAAGTAGATGACTATGAATATCCTGCTAAGATCCGATTCGTTCCATTGCTTCGTCCTAAGTTTGATCGCTTGCGTGCTGAAGAAACTAAAAGACCATTTAATTATCGCGTGTTCTCAATCGACAGTAACTCTGTAAATGATAAGAACCAAAAAAGATTCCAAAAGATTGTTTCTCAAATGGCTGCTAACAAAAAGAAAGTTAGTCAGCAATATGCTGAATCATTAAGAGGAATTGATGAGATGAATTCTCAGATCCAACAAGCAAGACAGAAAGCTGCTCAAGAAGGAACCCAAATGGATCCTCAAATGGAACAACAACTTCGTGCTATGGAGCGAGAACTTGAAATGGGTAAATATGTAATCTCTCACGAAAATCTTATCTCTGAAGAAGAACTTGAAGGAATAGATGTTTATTTCAAATACAAGTACAAAGACTTTTTAGAGATAATGGCTGAGAAGGGAATTAAATTCCTTATGGCAACTCAACACCTAAAAGATACCTTTAACAGAGGGTTTGAAGATAAGCTTGTTACTGATAAAGAAATTTACTTTGTTGACTGGGAGGATGATCGATTATCAGAGGATCCAGTTTGTCGTAAAGTAAACATCATGGGATTCTATTATGCTGGAGACAGTCAAGTAGAATGGATTGGTGAAGGAGAATGGTGCATGGAAGAAAGATTCTTAAATGTTAACCAAATCATTGACGAGTTTGGCGACAAGCTTTCCTTCGAAGAATTAGAGAAATTAAAATCAAGATCTTCATATATCAATACTCAGACAGGGTATGGATATGGATACTATGGATTTAATAGTTCTGTTGGTGGATCTGAGTATGGTTCTAACAACGTTGAAGGTTGTGGCCCTGATAGTTTATATACTGGATCAGAAGATTTCTCTTCTGTTATTCGCGTGTGTAACATGTATTGGAAATCATCAAGAAAAGTTAAATCAAAGAAATCTCCAAACCCACACAAGGAGGGAGACTTCTTTACTCATGTAATGTCTGATTCCGATACGGTTAAAACTGAGAAGGGAGAAAAAGAAGAGGTTGGCTACATGAATGATGTGTACCAGGCTGTAATGATTGATACAAACATCTTTGTTGATTGTAGAAAGAAAGCCGTGGTAAGAGCTAATGATAATTTTGGTAAGGTAGAACTTCCTTATGTCGGAAGAGCATTCAACCATTACACTAGAAAACCTTACTCTCTTGTTTGGGCCGCGAAAGATATTCAAATCCTTTACAATATAATCCATTACCATAAAGAATTGTGGTTGGCATTATCTGGAGTTAAAGGTTTCATTATGGACAAGTCTCAGATTCCTGAAGGTATGTCAATGAAGGAATGGATGTACCAAAGAAAGATTGGTGTTGGATGGATCCAGTCTGTAAGATCAGGATTAAACAAGCAACCAAGTTTTAATCAGTTCCAGAACTATGACGATTCTATGGGTGGTGGTATTCAATATCTATTCGCGATGCTTCAACATCTTGAGCAACTTGCTTCTAGTATTACAGGAGTTTCTCCTCAAAGAATGGGAGACGTTGCTCCAACTGATCAGGTTGGAACTACAGAGCAAAGTATTCGAAATTCAGCACTTGTGACAGAGATTATCTTCTACGATCACGAACAAACAAAAAGACGTGTACTCAACAGAATGATTAATCTCTGTCGTGCTGCCTGGAAAAAAGGTAAACGAGGATCTTTTGTTTTAGGAGACTTTGCACAAGAGTTATTCGATATACCTGCTGATCAATTAGATCGTGCTGACTATATGGTATTTGCAAGTGATAGTGGTGTTGAAGAAAGAGCATTACAGGATCTTAAAAGTTTGTCAATGACTCAATACCAAAAAGGTATGCTTACATTCTCAAACATTGTGAAACTTTACAATACTGACAACTTAAAAGAACTGGAAGCTAAAGCTACACAATACGAAGAGCTTGCTCTTAAACGTGCAGAAGCGAATGGTGAAGCACAAAGGCAACACGACATTCAGTTAAAGCAAATGGACCAGGAGTTAAAGCAAATGATGGACAAACAATCTGAGGATTCTAAAATGATCATGGCTGAACTTGAAAAAGCTAAGTTCGAATGGGAAAGACAGAAATTCGGAATGGATCAAGAGCTTAGAAAGTATGAAGTTGATCGTAAAGCTGGTGTTGATATTGAAGGTATCGAAACTGACAAAGAAGTTGAGATGGCTTACCTTGAACAACAAAAAGTAGAAGCAGGTCAAGAAATGCAAATTGCAAGAGCTGACATAGCAATGAAGGGTGTAGAGGCTACTGAGGAACAATTAATTCAGGCAAGTTCACAAAAAGAGAAAATAAAAGATTGATAATTATATTGTTAATTCATTATATTTGCTTCAAAGATTTAAGATAAAAAGAACCAAGAAAAATTAAAAATTATGGCAGAAGAAAATTTTAATCCAGATCCGAACGGTAGTGCAGCACAAGTAGATGTTGTGAACTTTGATGCTCTTTCCGCACCGGAAGGAAGCTATGATCCTTTCATTCACGGAGATGGAGCAGCTAAACCTGAAGGTTCGGCAGATGGTATCCCTACAGGGAACTATGAAGAAACCATAAATGGATTGCCAAACCTGGATCCTAAACCTGATGCAAATGCTAATCCAGCAGGAGATCAAGATTTAGGAGATCAACAACAAAATAATCAGAACCAGAACCAGAACCAAAATCAGAATACTGATTTGAATCAAGGGAAACCTGCTACTGGAGAAGAATATTGGATGAAACCTTTCGAGCAATTAAAAACTGCTAATCCAGATTGGGAGATTCCACAAGGTATCAACGAAGAAAATTATCTTCAATATCTTCAAAAGATATTTGAACCTGAAGTACAAATACATCCTGAAATAGCTAAAATGCAAGAAGCTATTGATAAGGGTGTAAAGTTTGAAGACATCGTAAAGGAATATAAAAACATTCAAGATGTCAATACGTTATCAGACAGAGAAGTATTAGCTTCTAAATTTAAAGAGTCTTACAAAGACTGGTCTGATGAGAAAATCAATGAAGTTCTTAACAAGATGGAGAATTCCGGATTGATTGAGATCGAAGCCGGAAGGCACAGAAAAGAAATCAATGAGCAACAATCCCAGGCTCTTGACAATATGAGGAAAAATGTTGAGCAACAAAGCTCGCATGAAATTGCAAAGATCAATGAAGAAAGATCCAAGCAAATTAACGACTCCCTCAAATATATCAATAATGCTAATGATGTTTACGGCTTGCCTATAAGTCAATCTGAAAAGGCTGAGTTCAGTGAATATTTTGCAAAATTGGTTACTCCAGATGAGACCGGTATGGCTCCAATGTTTCAGGCGTTACAAAGTAACGAAACCTTGGCTAAGATAGCGGTTATGATGTGGAAAGGAGACGATAAGATTCGTGCGGCTTTAACTAACGCAAAGGAGGCAGGTAAAAATGCTGTACTTGGTAAGCTTGATCCAAAACCAAATAATGTTCAAAGAAATGGGGGCGGTGGTCAGGATTCTATGCAAATAGATTTTGATGCATTATCAGCACCAGAAAGACTGATGTAGTAATGTATTGGAATCGATAAATATTAATTGTTGAATTTAAAAAAAGAATAATGAAAATTATCGGTACAGGCACATTCGATGCCAACAGAACAACGATGACGAACTCATTAGCTGCAGCATTGCTGACACGCCCGGAGATCGCATCAAATGTTGTGAATTTGTTCGAGGACAACTTTACAGCATTCTCTTCATACCTTGCGAGACGTGGGTATTCGAAGAAAGGATTGGCTCCAGGAATGGAAACATCTGACTTCAAAGTGATTGGTAACAGAAAGTTCATGTGGGCTTTGAAAGGTTATCCATTCCGTAAAGGTATGGTGACTGCTGCGGTTACTGACGCTTCTGGAGCTGCTACGGCACAACCAGGTTCAAATCAGTCTGTATTCATCATCACGTTGGATACAAATTTCTTCTCTCCAAATGATACCTTGGAATTAGGTGATCGTAGAACAATCGTTCAGATCATGGATGAGTATCCAATCGAAGTTGGTTCTGGAAACTGGAAGTACAAGTGTAAACTTGTAACGAATGTATCTGGAGGATGGGTTGATCCTACGTTACTTGCTGTTGGTAAAGAAGTTGGTTTCAGCTACACTGCCTTCCCTGAATTGTCAGAGACAGGTTACGAAAAAAATACATTCCCTGAATGGCACACGAATTACATGACGATCCAACGTATGCAATTCTCAATCTCTGGTTCTGCACAGAATACAGTATTGTGGGTTGAGCACAATGGTCAAAAGTTGTGGTTCAAGCAACAAGAAATGGACATGCTTCGTCGTTGGGCTTATGCTCGTGAGAATCAATTGATTTTCGGTAAGGCATCTATCGATGCTAACGATAATGTCTTCTTGAAAGACTTGAAAGGTCGTGATATCGTTCAAGGTGACGGTATTGTTGCACAAGGAGATTCTTCATTGAAGTTCCAGTACAACAACATGAACGTGAAAACGTTAGAGAACATCATGCAGAACTTACAATTGTTGTCTAACAACGATGGTATGACTGAGGTGTTTGTAATGGGTGGTCAAGCATTCGTTTGGAATTTCCAACGTTTGATGCGTGATGTATTCAAATACAATCCACTTCCATTGTTTGTGTCTGAAGAAGACAAAGCAAAAGGTGTGAAAGTTGCATTTAACAGCTACGAAATGGGTGGTGTTAAATTGGTTGTTGCTTGGAATAAAGCAATGGACGCTGCTTGGAGACCACAATCAAAAGACATCTTTGGTGTAAACCTTGAGTCTTACCGTGGATTCTTCATGTCTCTTGGTAACACAATCGGTGGTGATGCAAACGTTGATTTAGTTTCTTTAGGAAACGGATCTGATGATCGTCGATATGTTAAGAAGGTGATTGACGGTATGTCAACTCCTCAAGGAACAGGTCGTCGTGAATTCGCTTCAAATTCAGTTGATGGATACCAAGTACAAATCTTGTCTGAGACAGGTATCTGCTTGAAGAATCCATTCGGATTTGCAGAGGTTTACAAACCACAGGCATAAGCCAAAATAAAAAGAAATAAAGAACCCAGATTAAAAGAAATAAGAAATGGACACTTTACAATCGAACATAAAAAGACTGGTAGCAACTGATAAGAAATTTCATGAAGCACCAGTCTTCATTGCTCCAAAAGAGGATCAAAGAACAAAGAAGCCAATTGATTATGCTTCACGTCTTTCAGAGGCACAAAGAAAAGAGTTATCAATCAGTCTTGAACCTAAAAGGGATCGTGACGATAATGTGGTTGACGAAATGAGTATTAGGATTTCACATCTTCAGGTCTTTGACTTGTCGAACGCGAATGACGCACTTGTTTTTGAAGTCGTAAAAGATGACTCTATGATTGCTGCATGTAAGGCTGATGTAAATCCGTTGGTGCACAGGTATTACATTGAAGACAAAGAAAAAGAAGCTACAACTGTTATTGCTAAGTCTAAATTAAAGCAACAAGCATTTACGGTTATTGCTGGACTTTCTACGAAGGAAATGGAAAACTATGCAAAAGTTCTTGGGAAGTTCTTGGATGGTTTGTCTGGAGGTCAGATCGAATCTGCTCTATACGAATTAGCTGATGCTACTCCTCAATTGATTCTTGACGTGAATAATGACAAGGACCTTAAATACAAAATCTTCCTTCGAAGATGTATTGAAAAGTTCTATCTTCACATGGACAATGGTAAATACATGAATGGTAAAGATTTAGTTGGAATCAACGAAGATTACGCAATTCAATGGTTGAAGGATCCAAGTAACGCTTCTATTGTTAGTCAATGGGGAGCAATGCTTGAAAACAAACCAACCTATGAACCAAATGTGGAAATTGGATTTGACATGACTGAAGATAAACCTGAAGTTATTAATGATGATGAAGCTCCTAAAAGGAATACATCTGACAAGAGTAATACAAAAAAGTAATAGTTAAGGTAGATGATAATCACTGCTCAAAATATGTTCACAGCATTACTAGATGGCCTTAATAAAGAGGAGACTGGTACTGTTACTCCTGCTGAAGGAAACCGATTGTTAAATCTTGCCCAGGAAGAATGGGTAAAGAATAGATACAATGAAGTTGAGATGACGCAGAAAAGAACGGATGATCTTCGAGTTCTGGAGGCACGCGATGTGCTTCCGAACGTCGGAGTGAATCAACCGGGTGGTGAAGTGTTTGAGTTGCCGTATAATGAAACTGGTTTTGTAACGACTCCAGGGAATCCAAACGGTGACAATAATGGATACATGTTTCTTTTGAATTGTGCATTTAGAATACAATACATTGAGAATGACTGTAAACTTACGGGAATATCCAAATTCATGAAGTCAAAAAGAATGACTGCTGATAAGGAATTTGAAATAGAAAGAGATCCTTACAACAAACCAACTGACAATAGATTGTACCACAGAATGATAGGTCAAACTATCCAATGTATTACAGGAACACAGTCTTTTGGTGTTGAAGCTTTGATTACTTATTTACGATACCCAAGAGCGATAAACATTCCGACTCCAACGGCAAATCAGGATATCTCATGTGAGCTTCCTTTTCATGCTAGAGAAGAGATTGTAAGAATTGCAATAAGAAAGAAGTTAGGTATTTACGAATCACCAAGATACCAACAAGCTATTGCTGAGGATTCTCAGTCAATAACATAAGTTTAATTTTTAATTTAAAAAGAAATGTTAAGAAGACATGCCGATAGGATTTTGATTAACCAAATCGATCCTGCACTTATCACAAATGTGGTACCAAACGTATCATTAACAATCGAAGGGTACGGAGTACTTACGGTTGCCGGACAAGTTGAATCACACAAAGCGTGTACTACTGCGGAGATTCCACAAGTAGTAGATGTTGATGTTGTTATTCCTGTTTCATGCGAATGCCCTTACGAGTGGTGTATGACAGTTGAAACTTTGCCGAATTTGTTTACCTATGAGGTTCAAACAACATTCCCTGCTGTTCGTACATATTGCTACGAAGATCCTGCTGGAGGAACTCCAACTGCTGCTGTAACTGCTGCTGCTATTGCTGCAAGCATTAACGCAGATCCGTTTGCTACTGTTACTGCTGTTGTTGCTGGTACAACAATTACTTTAACAGGTAAACCTGGAACAAGTTTCAACGCTTACGCTCCTTCTGGTTCTGTAACTGTTGTTACTCCTTATACTCAAGCTGTTCTTAATGCTGAGTACATGAGCCGTTTGTTCCCAATCCGTCATGGATCTTTTGGTTCTCAACCAAATCTTCCTGTACTTGGAGACAACTACTGTGAGTATCACTTCACGATCCGTAAGGATTCTGATGTTCAAGATGTAGATGGAGCAAATCACTGGAATGATTACGAAAAAGAAGTTTACTTCTACGTTCGTCCTGGTGATGCGAACTTCGCTGCATTTGATGCACCTGTAGCTGGATTAATTCCAATTGCAAACGGAGGTACTCTATAATGGGTATTTTTGAAATAATTTTGGTAGTATCCCTATCCTGTCTTGGCATTCGTGAGGTAACTGATGAAGTCGATAATGGCAGGATAGGGTATCCTATCAGAAAATGGTTCATTGATCAAGAGTGGATCCCATTATTTTTTGCTAAACCAATAATACTTTGTGTTACATGTATGGCAAGTTTCTGGGGAACAATAATCTACTGGTCTATTACCTACCATTTTTCTACCAATTTTGATTTCATAACCGATTACACAGTCTATGTTAAATGGGTGTTCTGCTGTTTGTCAGCATCTTTTATCAACACCTTGCTGTGGACTGCTAGAAACAAAAATATAGGTACTTTCAATTAATATTTAAGCCATGTCAAAAAGTCTTGCAGAAGTAGGATACAGTATCAGAAATCAAATTAAAGGTTTCTTTTCTGGTGACGATGAAAGAATCGACATTCAGCTCATCTACGATAAGTGTTGGGATGTTAGATCTGTTTTATTAAAAGATGAGTATCGACAATTCAAAAAAATAAATGATCAAGATTTTACTACAGAATGCTGTCTTGAAGTTCAATGTGGCAATTTGGTTTGCAACGGTATTGATTCTGGAGTTAAAGAATTTTACATCACTATTCCTAAAATTGAAGCCAGTCTTGGACAAGACGGTATCAAATACTTTGGAACGGTTGATAAAATGCATCCTTTTAGAAGGTCAAACTTTCAAGGGTTTATGTTTTCTGGATATGAGAAATATACAGGAAAAGTTCCTACATTTACATTAGTAGATGATAAGGCAATTTTGAAAAATCTCCCTACACAGGGATTAAAATATGTTTGTTTAATTGCGGTCTTTGAGGATCCAAGAAATATTTGTAGTGAAGACGATCCATTTCCAATTGCTCGTCATCTTGTACATAAATTGGAGCTTATCGTAATACAACAATTCACCAGTCTGATTCAAATTGGACCTGATGAGAAAAATGAAGGGCGTGATAGTGCTCCTGATGCACTTCAAAAACAAAGTAGAGTAGAATAATATGTCATTACCAAACTCCAATATCGCAAGTCAAGTAGCTCAGAAAGGTCATGTAACTTTTCAGAACAGAGTGTTCATGGGTGGTATCTTATTTAAGATTAACACTCAATGGCCATTTGATATGATTGTATGGCTTAATGTTGGGTGTGGATGTAGTGGAGGTTCTATTCAGCAAGTAAAGCATTACAGAGTTCTTGCAAGTGGAAATGCATTATTAATAGATGCAAGATATGTAGTTGAAACAACAGTTCCAATTCCTGAATGTAGTCAAGATTTTGATGTCGCAAGAAGAGATCAACATCTATATCCAGGAACGAACTTTACAGATATTGTTGGTCATCCTGATCCGGAAGCAATTTGGAACAGAGCCAATAGTCAAACAATTGATAAATTCAAACACTAGATAAACAGAATGAAGTACAAAAGATGGGAATCAAATGGATTCGGTTACACGTTCAAGATAAACTATATCGATGATGTACTGGATTTAAAGAGATTCGAAAAACGTTCTTTTAAAAGCTTTAAAGAAGTTCTCAAACTTAAACAAGAAAGAGAAGCCAGTCAGATTGCCAAGAATGTATTCACATCATTTTTGAAAGCAGTAGCACAGGATCTAATAGTGAACAATGAAATATTTGTTTTCCCAATACCAAGCTTTGGTTATATTAAGATCTCAAATACAGCTAATCCAAAACGAAAAGGATATGTTTATGACATTGAATCTGATGGCAAGATCTGGACTCCTAAGTTGACACTTGATAAAACTCTTTTAAAAAGAAATAAGAAACATTACAAGTTACGGTTCAATCAAAATTTGAGACTTCAAATGTGCGATTTAATCATGTCAGGACATAAATATAGATAAGATGAGTAGTAATTTCGATAACCCAGCATACACAGTTAACAAGAATGTTGCTGATTGTGGAGGAACAAATTCCATAAACGTTCCATGTTCAGATGGTACACCTGGAAATTTCGAAGCTACATCTATTGAACAAGTTGGATCTGGAAAATATGTTACCGTTCAAAACGTCGCGGCAAGAATAGCTCGAAACGTCAAAGGAAAAGAATTTGATATTTGGGATATCGCTGAATGGTGTGGAGAGTGTGAAACGGATGAAATCGGAATGTATGAAGGCTTTGCTCAATACAGAAACGTTGAGATTCCTGTTAAGTTCAATAAAGGTTACATGCCATGTAATGTTTATCGACTTTTAAATGTTCACAGAAACAAATGCTCTATTGCAAAATACAATTGGGATGGTGCTTATTTGAAGTTCAACTTTGATGATCCATCTACATTCAATAGTGAATACACAGTCTTTATCGATTACCTTGGTGTAATGGTAGATGATCAAGGTCTTCCAATGATACTTGATGGAAATCAAGAAGCTTGTTTTTGGTACTGCATGACAAAGCTTTATTTCGAAGACTACATGAATGGTCTTGTTCCTGAGAATAGATTTATGTTCTTACAGGATCGTCTTGGTCATTATGTAAGCAAATCTAAAACTTCGTTCCGTCACGTTACACGCGATGACATGAATGAGATCCAAAGAATCATGCACAACTTGGTTCCTAAAGTTAAAATGTCAAGAAACGTTGGGTAATGAGAAAGCTTAAAACAACAATTGGAAAATCTGAAATCCAGGGTAAAGGTCTTATGGCTGCCAAGGATTTAAAAGCCGGAGAAAATATCGGTGTTGCTCATATTAATGATTGGCCAACAAAAGATATAGGTGAGAACTATAATCACTCTGATAATCCAAATTCTATTAGCAAGAAGGTTGGAAATAAAAGACTTGTCCTTCCTCTTCGTAATTTAAAAAAAGGAGAAGAAATTACTGTTGATTACAGACAGCAACCAGAACTTGAACAGCCAGAAGGGTTTGGGAAACCAAACATTGCTAGAATGATGCAAGATGGAGGTCCTTCTATAATGGATGGAATGTCAAGAGGTCGTATGGCTATTGCTGCTGAATTAGGAAACCCTGCTGCTAAAAGAATGTTAAGCCCAAATCCCAAGACCGGAATGACTCCAGAAGGAGAAGGAACTCATTACATGGCAAGTATGGGTAAGTATGCTGTTCCGTTACTGCAAGATAAAGGTGGTCCTGAATTAGAATACAATGAAAATCCAAAACCTTCTTCTGAAGATATTAAATTCAATACGCCAGAAGAAGCTGAATATTTTGCTGAGAATTACAAGAAGCATGTTCCTGAATCAAGTGCTCTTTATGGAATGCAAGATGGCGGAGGAACTGAGCCTGTTGTCAATCCTGCACATCAAGCAACAATGGATTGGATGAATGCTAATCCAATGATGAATGGTGACAAACCTATTTCATTGGGCAAACTGAATACAATGAATGTTACAGGATATCCTACGATGAATAACGACAGAATATTCGTTCCAGGTGCAAGCACTTACAATAAAGACCAATATCAATTAGCAACACCTACAGAAGGGTATAGCGGTCTTCCGGTTTATAATATAAATGGTAAGCATGTTGTTGTTGATAAGGATTTTAACAAGTCATACTTCAACATGTACCAGGACAAAAAACTTCTTGGTAAAGATGAATTATTTCCTGTTTATGGAAAAGGAACTCCATATCAAGAACATTCAATGGGTGGTCCTGTAATCTTTGACATGCTGAGAGGTTTCCAATTTGGAGGTGCTGTTCTTAAAAATACATTTGCTCAAGCTTCTCCATTAAGCATAAACATGCAAGGACTAGCTTCTAAATCAAATGAAGAACAAGCTCCTGGCTTCGGATTGACTATTGGTAAAAGTAATATCGGTGGCAACGCGATGAAGAACATAGGCCTTAACGCTACAGGAACCGTAGATGTAAATGCTCCATATTCAGGAGAAGCCCCTTCTCTTTATGGAAAAATGGATTTAAGAACTGATCCTAAAGAAGTATCTAACGGAGTGTTTGGTCAAGCAGAAGGTAGAGTCGGTGCAGGAGTTGATCCAAACTTAGGTTTTAATGCTGACTTTGCTGGAGGTTATAAACTTCAGTTTGCAAATAAAAGTCTTCCTACTTACAGAAATGAAAAATGGAAGCAAGGTGCAATGAGAGCTGAAGTAGGGCCTGAACTTGGTGCTTACTACCGAAGCAAAGGAGTTGATGTTGCAAGTGGAAAAGAAGGAGATGTTAATAACACAAAAGCAGGTTTAACCTATGGTGCTTCAGGTAAATTTGAGGTTCAGCCATTTAGATTTCCTTTACGACTTTCTGCTGAAGCAAGTATGCGTTATAATCCTGGAGCAGGAAAAACAATTGAAGGTGGATCTGATGCTGGAAAAGTTCAAGGTAAATGGCAACCAGGAATACAAGTTGGTGCAAGAATACCTTTAAATGCTTTTAATAAACCAAAAAATACAGCAATTAGAGTTCCTCCTCAAAAAGAAACTGATTGGGTAATGAATAGAAATCCAACACCAACATTAAGAAATAATCCATAAATCATGGCGGTACAAATAAATGAATTTTTAAAAGGCGACAATAGAGATATTGATATTTTAAAGCTTTCAAACGATACGGCTAGAAGGATGAAAAATGTCAGACTTCTTGATGTTGATGGTAAAGGTCTTGTTGTTACTAATATTGGTGGTAATGAATATAGATTTGCTTTAAACAAAGGATTTATTCCAATTGGAAAATGTGAGTATAATGGTATTGGATATATAGCTTCAGTTAATCCAGATACAGGTCTTGGTGAAATAGGATGTTATCCAGCTCCGGCTGCTCTTGTAAATCAAAACGTTTCACTTACAGGTTTTGGTGCTACTAAAAGTTATGCTCCATTATTTAACTTTACAGGAGGTAATCCATCAAGAGATCCGGCTTCTTTAAATCAACCTTTTACAACAAGTCTTTTCAACTTTGATTGTAATTACCAGATTGATATGTTTGCAAGACAGGATTATGACGGTTCTATAAACCTTTATCTAGCAAGTGGAAATAATCCTTTACGCGTTATAAATTCTGGATTTGATAAAAATGGAGTTGTCAATTCTTTAGCAAGAAGATATTGGAACAATTCATTTCCAAACGTTGTAAATATGCTTCACGAAAGTGAAAACCATATCGATGTACAATTTAATGGTTTAGGAAGCTCTGGTTCAGTTAAGGCTGGTAACTGGATATTCTTTGCAAGGTACGCGACAGAAAGCTTTGATAGGACTTCTTTTTTTACAGAAACAAATGCTATACAAATAACTGCAGGTCTTTATGCTAATGAAGGAATAAGCCATCACGGTCTTTTGGGTGGCAGAATTACGGACAAAAGTATAAGATTAAGTTTTGATAATCTTGACACAACCTATTCATATTTAGAACTTGGATACATCTATTCATTTAATGACACTCAAGAGTTTGGTATCATTGATAAATTTTACCACATTGATCCAAACATAACAACCTTAGATATAGAAATTACAGGATTTGAAGGGATGTTTGATATTGGCTTTGAGGAGTTGATTAAAACAAAACCAAAATATGACGGAGCAATTACTCATACTCAATTAGAGAATAGATATTTTGCTGCTGATCTATTTGATACAACGCAATATGATAATGATTCTGCTAATGCAATATTAGATTTTGCTCAAAAGATAACGCCTAAATACGATGACTCAAAACTATTACCACATATATCAGGTGGTTTATTTAGAGGTATTTACAACAACGAAATGAATGTCTATAATTATACAGGACATTTTAGAGGTGAAGCTTATGCGTATGGTATTGTTTGTGTTCTTAACAATGGAAGAGAAACACAAGCGTTTCCAATAGAAGGAATTGATGATTACAGTGGATCTACCGGTCCCTCAAACATTAATGGTGTATATCGCTTTCCAAACATTAATATATCGCCTACGGTAGTCGGAAATGATGTAAGAATAATGGGTGTTAAGTTTGATGTAACATCTGCTATTTCTTCAATTCCACAGTATCTTCTTGATAATGTTTCTGGATTCTATTTTGTTCGTGCTAAAAGAAATGAAACTCTTCTTTACCAAGGATTAACTATTCCGTGTTACAATGCCGCTACAGGATTAGATATTCGTGGTATTTGGTTTTTACTTCCTGACTTTCCTCAAACACTAAGAAGAAATGAAAATTTTGTTCCGATGTTCGAAAGAGAAGGGGACGATGATAATGGTGCTCAATTTCCTTACATACACAGGATTGATTATAGTGCTTTGTTTGATAATGAATTTACATTTGTATCCTGGCATAAGAAATTAAACAAAAGAATTGATGATCGATTTGGCTTCTATTCTCCTGATCATTTCTTTAATAAAACTTTAGAAATATCTAAAGGTTTTGTTCAGCCATTTGCTAAAGTAGATTTTACTATTCTTAATGAATCTGGTGCTAGTAAGCCTGACTATTATTACAATGATAATGTTTATACATTTTCAACTTACTCTAAAAATTTAACAGACATTTCAAATATAAAAGAATGGGAACCTGCTAATAATAATGGATTCTCTTCTTTCTTTAATGAAGGAGCAAAAACAGATTTTAATAGCAACTTTTATTTCTTTGCTGAAAACTTATTAGGAAAGAAATACATTGAAGTAAGAAATCATGCAATGGCTTGGAATTCTTATATTGGAATGAAGTCTGCTGAAGATTTAAGATATTCTTTGAGTAATGTTTATAAAACAAATGTTGATCCATCTGTTTTTGATATAGCTGATTTGTACGATCTTAAAGCTACAAACTATTATAAGATTTCTAAATTCTTTAAGATAGCTGATGTGGTTGCTAATCCGTCAATCATCAATAATACAGTTTTCTATAGAGGAGATTGTTTTCTTCAAAGAACATGGTTAAAACAATTATTTAACCCTAAGTATGGAGTTGGTGTAAAAGACGATGGAGGAGGCTTACTTGACGTTGATTGGCCGGGACCATTAGAAACTATAATCGGAGAAAGATTGTTTACGTTTGGAACTTCATTTAGTATTATAACTGAGAACAAGATCAATACAGAAATGAGACTTCAAAATGTTGTCAATAAATTCTTTCCAGGATCAGGAGCTAACATTTATGATTTTGCTGTAAAAAATATTGAAAAAGAATCTCAAGATTTAAACCGTGGTTACAATGAAGTTTTATCAGTAAAATTTTATGGTGGATTTGATAGAGAAGTTCCTTTTGTTGCTGAGAAAAAACCAGCAGGTATCATGTATAGTAATAAGCATGTTCTTGGTTCTTTTGTTGATGGATACAGAATGATTGATCTTAACGCGATAAATGATTACGATTTTAGACTTGGAAAAATTGCAAGATTAATGGTTCTTAATAACGTACTTATTTCAATTCAAGAATTTGGAGTCAATCGTCATTTTGTAAATGAAAAAGCTATTTTGAATAATGGTGTTTCGGCAGGTGAGTTACTTCTTGGTACAGGTGATATTCTTGATAAGAAACATTTAAACATGAGTGACTTTGTTGGATCTCAACACATGTGGTCTATCATTTCAACTGATACATCTATTTATGGCGTTGATTATAATAAGAGAAAACTATGGAGAATAATTCAATCTCAAGGTAATTTATCTGTAGAAATGACAAGTGACAACTACGGTTATAGATCTGAACTGCATTCGTTGTGTGAGATCAATTCTGGAGACTCTGACATTACAGAACTACTAGCTGATAATCCTGTTTGTACGGCAGGTGTTGTTGCTCATTACGACAGAAAACATAATGACATTTATTTTACTTGGATAAACGGAAATCCATTAGTTCCGGGTGATTGTGATTTCTCTAGGAATGGAAAGACAATTGTTTTCAATGAATGGCTATCTGCATTCCACGGTGAAAGAACAGCAACGTCTCCAATGTCATTGACTATTAATGAGGATTTCTTCTTATTCAATCCTGATATATTTCCAAGTATGAATCCCGTTCCTAATAATGCAGGAGATGCATGGATCCAGGATATAAAAATTTCTGGAGGCGTGGAGAATGCTACTGTGTTCTTTGGCAAACCTGAACCAGATATTTCTTATGTAGAGTTCATTGTAAAGGAACCTGCTGATATATCTAAGGTGTTTGATAATATGCACATCAGTTCTTCTCCTGATGATCTTTACAAAGCTGTTTATGAAACACAACATCAGTTTTCAGAGCACTTTCCATGGAGAGTTGGAGATGAAACAAATTTTTGGAGAGATCCAATATACCAAGAAAATTTATGGCGTATTCCAATTATCAGAACTCAGCAATTACACGAGCCTGTAAACAATATCTATGGTGTTGATAGCCGTCTTCGTGGTCGTTGGATTAAAATAAGATTGGAATATAAGACTAGAAATAATATCTTTATAAAATCTGTATTAACAGCATTTAGAGAATCAAAACACTAAAAATTAGAAAATATGCCTTGGCCATTATTAGCAGCAATACCCGGAATTATCGGAGCAGTAGGAGGCGGTGGAGCAGCCGCAGGAATAGGAGCTGGTGCAGCCGGTGCAGCCGGTGCAGCCGCAGGTGGAATTGGTGCTGGTGCAGGTGCGGCAGGAGCCGCTGGAGCTACAGGTGCAGGAGGAATGATGGCTGGAGGAAAAGGCTTAATGGGAATGATGGGAGGAAAAGGTGGTGGCGGCCAAGGTGGCGGTGGCATGATGAAAGGAATTATGGGATTAGCCAAAAAGCCTGATGAAATGTTTTCTGCAGCTCAAAATGGATTGGTAGATATGTTGAATGCTGCCGATGGTGCAGGTATAGATTTATCAGCACTTGAGTATTTGAAAAAAATACAAGGAAACCAACCTGAAGTTTTAGCTACACCTCCTACACAAGGAATTGATCCAGCTTCTTTAGCACCAGGAGCAAACATGAGTGCTGTTCAACCACAAGTATTACCTGAAGGAGGTGTTCAACCTTCTATAGCAATGCCTGATCAAACTGCAATGCCAAGCGTTCAACAACCAATGGGACAACCAGGATCTATGCCTGGACCTACTTCTGTTATGCCACCATCTACAATGACTCCTGAAAATCCTGACTCAAAAACAAGTCTTCCTGGTGCAAACCAAGGTAAAACAGGTATGGGTGGAGCAAAGATGGTAGGTTCATTAATGGGGATGATGGGTAAAGGTGAATATTCAAAAGATGATAGAGGTGTTACTCAGGTTACTGAATCAAGTAATGTTCTTGGAAATTCAATCTCTAAGATTGATCCTAAAAATCCAGCTTCATTAGTTACTGCAGGTTTTGCTCTTGTTGGTGGTAAGATGCATCAAATGAGTGAAAAAAGAAGAGCTGTAAGAGAAGAAGCACAATTGGGTTCTGATTTCCAAAGAGCACAACAGGCTTCTAGTGTTTATGCAGATCCAAATAGTGCTTATTATTCAGCCAAAGATGGTGCTCCTATTAATTTAGCAGGCATGATGAAAGGCAGATTAAATCGTTAAGTTATGAGTATATTTAATCAAATGACAGCAAAACATGGAGGGGCTTCTTACGGAGTTGTTCCTGGTAATGGTCATCCAAAAGCAGATGATAAAATCATGAACGTTGGTTCTGGTCATGTTGTTCCTTACGAAAATGTTGATAAAGCAAAAGCTTTAGTTGCTGATATGGGATATGATCCGAATGTAAATGTAAGTATGAATCAAGGAGGCGGTCAAGGAGCTGATATTAGAATCAGTTCTAAAGAATACTTTTTGAATGAACAGCAGGTAGCTGAATTAAAAGCAAGAGGAATTGATCCAGAACATCTTTCTCCTAATTCTCCATATAACCAAAGAGTTAATGGAGGAACTACTCCTGAGAACAGAGCAGGTGAATTTAAAGAAGGTGGTGGTTTGTCAATGTATGAATTAATGATGAACAATAACAATCAATATCCTTCTTATCAGGATGCCGGCTCTACTGATAGTGTCCAACCTGATGCTTTTAGAAATTCTCAAAAGTTTACTGATAAGTCAGTTTATGATGATCAAGGAAATAAGATAGGAGTTAGAAATGAAGTTAGTACAGCTCCAAACGCAGAAGCTTCTAGGGTTTATAATATCCCAGAAGGATATGATCCTCAAGAAACACTTTCTTCAATGGCTCCTGATCTTGTTCGAAACGAAGAATGGACAGGAACGGAAAATGACAATACTGGTTTACCACAATTTGATTTACCTGGATACGATCCAAACGTAGCTCCTAGTGCTGATTCAAATATTGTAATGAAACCTCGTACTTTCCAGGATATTTATAATAGCGAAAAAAAACCTTCAGCTCAACTTCCTGCTGATAATAATATTCCTGGATGGCAAGAAGCTGTAATGGCAATGACTCCAAAGAAAGAAGGATTAACCCCAGATGAACAGCATTTAGAAGATCTTCTTGCAAAGAACGATAAGAACGCTAATCAGGAAATTGGTGCTAATCTTGCAATGCTTGGATGGAACGCTTCTAAAGGTCGTCATCCTGGTGTTCAACCTAACATGGTTGTTAATCGTGAAATGGTTCGCGACTATCAAGGAATGAAAACAAAAGCTACTGCAGATCTTGAGCGAGGAGAAAGACGTAATGCTAAAATTATTAGAGAGATGGGTGATCCATCCAAAATTGTTGGTATTCACGCGAACACTGTTGCTGGTATCAATCAAATATCTCAATCTCTTTGGGATATGCAAGGTCAAGATTCAATGGCTAATATTGCTGCTGCCAATCAAGTTCGTGCTCAATACGAACAAGATATGCAACGTTACAATATGAATGAAGGTATTGCTTCTGCTGATTTTCAAGAAAAGAAAGGTGCAAACATGGCAGCTAACACTGCTCAGATTTTCAGGGTAAAAGAAAGTCAATTTAATAATGAAGCACAACTTAAAGGTCATAAGGTGAATAACCAAATGGATGATCTTGATGCTAAATATAACACATTGAATACTGCAAAAGTTGGAAAGGCTCGCGGATTTGTTAGTCGTCAAGATTATTACAAAATGACTCAGGAAGAAAGAGATCAATTGCATAAGCTTTAATTTTTGAAGTTGCTTAAAATTTAATTAGATTTGACAAAATATCACACGACATGGCATTAGTAAATTATATGGGTGACGCACCAGGATTTATGTCTTATAGCAGAGAACCTCGGCTTGATGTTACAAACATACCTCAACGTACTAAACCTGTACAATCAAAGCCTGCAACAGAAGATTTTGATTTCGATGCTAAAGGAAATCCAGGTGACAAGCAGCGTGTTTACGATCAAGAAAAAGAGTTTAATTCTAAAGTTCAATCATTGTACACTAAGTACGGAGGAGAAATGGCTTGGGTTCAGTCTGATCCAGAATATAAAAAAGCTGTAGCAGAGGCTCGTTGGCTTGTTTACGATAAAGATGCTGCTGAACAAAATGAAGTTCAAACACTAGATAGATTGTCTCAAATTAAAAACAAGAACAGTGGTCAACACCAAAATGATATTGAACTTGCAACAAATGAACACGGAAACCTAGTTCCTAAGTTTGGATCTGTAGATGGTGGATTTGGAAAAAAAGGAGATTATGTTCAAACAGTAATTGCTGAACCTCAATTATACGAAAGACAAGATGGTACTGTTGGTATAAACCATGTTCAGTTTGATAACGGAACAGGTAAGCAGGAAGATTTTCATCAAGCAGTTGATCAAATATTTACAGATGGTCATATTGGAATGAATAGAAATGCTGGTTCTGTTTCTAATAAAGAATCAACAACTGTTACTGAAGGATTAGATTATGCTGCTTCTATGACTACTGGTCATTCATGGAATGATGCGAAAAATATAGATCAAATAAATAAAGGAATTGGATACTTGGTAAAATATGGATTCAATGACTCTCAAGAATACTATTTAAAACAAGCTTTTTACGCTGATGTCGAAAATAAAAAAGCTTTCAAGATGCCAAAGATGGATGAGAAAGGTGACTTTTTAAAGGACAAAAAGGGTAATATTTTATATGACAATGATTATTACATATCAGATGCAGACATAGCTAATCCAGCTAAGAATGATCTTTTATTTAATCTCTATGTCAAAGATCGCATAACTGAATATGCACAAAAATTCAAATCAGAAGAACATAACACTGGAAATGTTCATGAAGAAACATTAAGAAACATTGACAAAAACTCTGGTCAGGTTATTCAAAAGCCAGAAGAGTTAAGAAGATTTCAAGCTCTTGTAATGGGATTAGGCCCAGCAGGTGGTGAGTTTGCTAAAAAAGAAACTTATCCTGAATACAAAAACGGAAAGCTTGTTGCTAAAAAAGCAGAAGACACTGTTGTGGTTCTTACTCCTGCTAATTTTACTGCAGGTCTTGCCCAGGCAAATAAAGCTATTGTTGGTGGAGGCATGACTATAAAGCAAGCTGCAAGTGGAAATGAAGTTATTATTGGAAAGAAAAGAAACAAGATAACTACAGAACTTGGTAACATGCAAATATCTGAAGTTTTAGAAATAAGACAAGTTCCTACACCAAAGCCAAGATGGGATGCTCAAGAAAAAGCTTGGAAAAATTACGAGTGGGTAGCAAGAGCTAAAGTTGTTGCTGATGATGATGCTCCTTGGAAAGGAGTTAAAGTTTTTGATCCAAGCGATAAAGAAACAGGAGTTACTGATTTAATAAACAATAGTGGTTTATTTACTTGGGGAACATGGGATACACAATCTGCTAACGACGTAACTCTTGAAAAAGGATACGGAGGTTACATGTCAAGAAGTGAAGCTGAAGCTAAAAAGTATAAAATAAATGGAGATGAAGGTGGTGCTATGACTTGGGATACCGATGAAGTTTCTTATGCTATTATAGATATTCCTATTACAAACATGCTTCCTGAACTTGATCAATACGATGTAGGCGAGACTGCTGAACGTCAAGGTGAAAAAATTGTTGTTAATGCTACTGCAAAGAAAGCTTACGAAATGAATGCTAAAGAGCAATTAAAGCAAGAAGGTGAGAAAAGAGCAAAGACTCCAATGAAAGGCCCTATTAAGCTTAAATAATGTTTTGAATTTTTTTCCATATAAATAATAGTTATGTCAGATCAGAATGAAGAAATTGTAAACGAACCAACATTAGAAACTACACAAGATACTGATCCACCCGTAAAAGGTGGGCCTCAAAAAAGCAATGTAGATTATTTTGGTTTAAAATTCTATGGTAATAATGACCGTGATGTTAAACGTTTAGAACAAACATCACCAGATCTTGTTCTTCACATGATGCCTAAAGATGAAGCCTTTGAACATTACAAAGGTGACGCTGCTGCAAATGGTGTAGAATGGACTCCAGAATCATTTGACAAAATATATAGTCAAGCCGAGGCTGGTTATGCCAATTACAAAAAAAACATGTTTGATGTCGGTGATGATTATGACCTGACATGGAGAAGAAGAACTGGAGGAATGGTAGCTTCTGTTACATCTCCTTTTAAATTAGACAGTAGAATTTCAACTTTTGATGAAGATCCAGGAGATAGTAGGTATGCTTACGAGGACGGAGAAAGAAAGCAGGTTAAAAGTAATGATGATTTTATTCTTGAACAAGGGTGGTACAGAGCTATTGTTGACGATCCATTGACAAGTAAGTTTATGTATGGTGAAGATTATACAAAAAACAGAAATTACAAAGAAATTGAAATAGGTGGGAGAAAACAAAAAGTAGGAGACTTAACTGCTGACTACGATAAATTCTTTGGTTTATTTTCAGGAGGACCAGAAAATTCCACAGGTCTAGCTGTTCGATACGATGAAGAGACTGGTCTTCCTTATGCTCAAGAAGTTGATCTTTCAGAAAATAATGAAGGACATGCCTTGATGAGTGTTTGGGGGCCTCAGAAAATGAGACAGTCTTGGTATGAAAATCTTTTTGATTCAGCCATAGTAAATACAATTGCTAAAATTCCTGCTGCATCTGTTGGATTTGTTGATTGGCTTGATGATGTTGCCGGGAAGTTAAATGAATTAACTTATGGTACAGATGGAGGTAAATGGACTAAAGATGATTATGTTGACGAAGCTGATAATTACTATAAAAATTTAGCTAACGCTTATTCTATAAAAGCACCTTATAATGTTGAGAATTCAGCATGGAATGAGAATGCTCAAACTCTTGCTTGGTCAGGAGGTTCTGCTGCTGGTTCTATTTTTCAAGTTCTGGCTACAAGAAAAGTAACAGGACTTTTTGGTAAAGCTTTTGGATTAGGTTCTGCTGAAGCTTCTGCTTTAGGTCTTACAGGTGATGCTGCTAAGAAATATTCTGATGATGTAGCAAATGCTTTCGGAGGAATGATGGGTTCAGGAACTATGGCCATTACTGCTGCTGATAGTTTTAAACAATCAATGATTGAAGCTGGAATATCAGAAGACGCTCAAATGCTTATGTATCTTCCTGCTTTGATGGGATCATTTTATGCCGAACGTTTGGGTTCAAATATTCTTGATGATGGATTACAGCAATTCTATGCTAAAAGAAACATTAAAGAATACGTTGATGAAAGCATTAAAAATTCTGTAAAAGATTTTGGTCTTGCATCCGCATCTGAAATGACAAAAAAACAAGCTTCTGCTACAGGTCAAAAAATATGGTCTGGAATACTTGAGCAAGGAAAATCTTTAGGTGGAAGAGCTGTTGATTTAACAAAAAGAGGAATTTCTATAGCTGATAAATACGCACCAATTTCTGTTAAAGCTGCTTGGGAAGAAGGTACTGAAGAAGTTCTTGAAGGTCGTATATATTCTGCTATTGAGACTGTTCATGATATGTAT